TTCACAAGGATCAGTGGACGCACGAGCAACTCGACTCTGTTGCTGTAGCAAACGACCTGTTCGTTCAGTTCCGCGATAAGAACCAGAAGTATATCAACCTGATGGTTCAGGAATTCGAAATGAAGCGTAAGGCGTCGCAGTTTGCTCGTGCTTCGATCTCTAAAACTGGTCGTCTTGACGTCGATCGCGTTTGGGCACACAAGATCAGCGAAGATCTGTTTGCTCGTAACACGGTTGTTCCTGATGGTAAGAACCATGGTATGCTTCTGTTCCTCGACATGTCTGGTTCTATGTCTGGTAACATGAAGGGATCAATTGAACAGTTGGTTACGCTGATGATGTTCTGCCGTAAGGTTCGTATCCCGTTCGAAGTTTATGGTTTCACGAACAACAACATGGTATCTGCCACGTATCCTAATGCCATTAAGATGATTGATAATCGTCAGGCATCGAATGATGATCGCAGCATTGATGTTTCTCGTAACGGATTCTTCCTTCTGCAGTTTATGAGCAGCAACTGCTCTGCTGGTATGTTTAACCAGATGATTCGCAATCTGTTGATGTGTGCTGAGGCATTTGAAACTCGTCGTCGCTACCAAACTCGCAATACCTATCGTCTGCCTGATTTCATGGGTCTTGCGTCGACTCCTCTCGAGGAATCGATTGTTCTTGCTCGTTCGATTGCTGAACAGTTCCGTAACAAGCATCGCGTTGAAGTTCTCAGCACTGTGTTTGTGACTGATGGTGACGGTGATGACAATGTTACGGTTGGTGGTAAGTATTCCCGTTGGTCGGCACGCAACCTGACTATTTCGGATGCTAAGACTGGTGCTAATGTTACTGTCAAGTATCATGATGACCAGCGTAACCAGATGCAGGAAGCACTGCTCGAACTCTATCGCAAGGCGACTGGTTCGCGTACCATGAATTTCTTCATCGTGGATTACAATGCAAAGTATTTTGCCCAGCGTCTTTACAAGTCTGCTGATTTCTCCACCAAGTGGAAGGAAGAATGGAGCAAGGGTAAGTATTTTCATGTCACCAAGTCTGGTGGTTATGATGATCGCTTCCTCGTTCCTGGTGGTAAGGAACTCGGTATTGATGCTGATGTTCTGGATACAGATGCGACTGATGCTAAGGAACTGACCAAGGCATTCAAGAAGTTCCAGAACAAAAAGCAAACCAATCGCGTACTGCTCGGAAAAATGATTCGGGCAGTTGCTTAAAATTATTTTACCTCGAAACGAAAAAAGTGCTTGACATTTCTCTCGTTTCGAGGTAGAGTGGAATATTGATGATGATGGAGTGATGATGATGACTATTGACCGTGAAACCTTGATTAATTACCTTTCCGCCAACAACACCAACAACGGTGTTTTCCGCAAGCGCGAGGTCGTTGCTGCTGCCGACAGTCTCGGCATGAAGTATCCTGGTTGGATTTTCCAGCGTGATCGTATGATCAAGCGTGGTTCTTATGACCTGTCGCCGTTGATGGCAAACGTCTCTGCTGTCCCTGTCGCAGCGACTGCCCCCAAGATGGTTATTCAACCCAAGTTGCAGACCACTGTTGAGAACCTCGTTCCCTCGGTCGACCAGACCTATGTTCCGTTCGGTTTCTATCGTGACCTGACCAAGATTGTCAAGTCTGCTGTTTTCTATCCGACGTTTATCTCTGGTCTGTCTGGTAACGGTAAGACCACGATGATTGAGCAGGTTTGCGCTAAGTTGAAGCGCGAATGCATGCGTGTTAATATCTCGATTGAAACTGACGAAGACGATCTGATTGGTGGCAACACCCTCGTCGACGGTAACGTTGTTTATCGCGAAGGTCCAGTTCTCACTGCTATGAAGCGTGGTGCGATCCTTATCCTTGACGAAATCGACCGTGGTTCGAACAAGATGATGTGCCTTCAGGCGATCCTTGAGGGTAAACCATACTTCAACAAGAAGACTGGCGAGACCATCTATCCGAAGTCTGGTTTCAACGTTATCGCTACAGCGAACACCAAGGGTCGTGGTTCTGATGATGGTAAGTTTATGTCTGCCCAGATCCTCGATGATGCATTCCTTGAGCGTTTCGCCATCACTGTTGAGCAGGAATATCCTTCGCTCAAGATTGAGAAGCAGATTATTCTGAACAAGATGGAGAAGGCGAACAAGATCGACGACGAGTTCGCCGATAAGTTGGTCACTTGGGCGGATATTATCCGTAAGACCTTCTATGATGGTGGCGTTGAAGAACTGGTCTCGACTCGTCGTCTTGAGCACATCGTCAATGCCTATGCCATGTTTGGTTCGCGTTCGAAGGCAATCGAACTTTGCGTCAATCGCTTCGACAGCGATACGAAGTCTGCCTTCCTCGATCTTTACAACAAGGTTGATGCTGGTGAAGATAAGACTACCAGCAATGATGAATCTTACTTCAACCATATGAATGAAGAAGTCCCGTTCTAAGGAGAAACTATGACAATTAAATACAAATACAATGAGGGTGATCTGCTTCGGCAGATCACCGACTACGTGAATTCCACATACGATGAGCACTACTCGCAGAATAAGTTTCAGGCAACTGAATTCATTATCGATGGTGGTCACGGTGAAGGGTTTACCATTGGCAACATCATGAAGTATGCCCAGAGGTATGGTCACAAGGGAACACCAAAAGACTGGCGTAAGGATCTCATGAAGGTTATTCATTATGCCATCATTGCGATGTATGTTCACGATAAGGAATATACTGAGGCAGTTGACGACGAAGAAGATCGTTATCGTTTGAACACAGTAACATTTTCAGAAGCAGATTATGGCGAAACTATTACTCTCAATACAGAACATGCAGCATTTCCTGATTGGGGTCAACATAACATGGGGAACAGTTCTCTATTGACTTCTCTCGATATTCCAGGTATAATCGATTTATCTGGTGATAAAACCAAGAAATCCAAAAAGAAGAAGGACTAATATATTATGAAGATTTCACACGAAACACTTACTTTGCTTAAGAACTTTGCTGGTATCAATGGCAATCTTGTAGTTAAGCAGGGTAATGTTCTCTCGACTGTGAGTGCGGGTAAAAATATTCTTGCGCTTGCTAATATCTCAGAGAGTTTCCCTCGTGAGTTTGCGATTTACGACCTCAACAGTTTGCTTGGTCTGCTTACTCTCATGGAAGACCAGGATGTAGAGTTTAATGACGCAAGCATCCACATCAGCAAGGATGGTTCTGAGTTTGAATATTTCTATTCAGATGCCAGCGTCGTAACTGCCTCTCCCTATAAGGCACTGGATATCGATCCTGTCTTTACGTTCGTTCTCACTGCTGCTGATATCACAATGATTCAGCGTGCTGCCTCGATTGTTTCTGCGTCGACGATTAGCATTGTTTCTGATGGTAACAGTGTTACTCTCAAGGTCGGCGACCCTGCGAACTCTGCAGCAAACTCGTATAAGAAGACTCTGACAACTGATCAGGCACCTGTGTTTGATGCTCGACTGAAGGTTGAGAATCTCAAGGTAATCACTGATGATTACACTGTTGCTGTTGGTAAGAAGAAAGCACTGCACTTCAAGAGCAACTCGCGAGATATTGATTACTGGTTGGCGATGGAACCAACCTCTTCTGTCTAAGGAAAATTACATGAACAAGTTGGAAATTACTTTTAGCACTCGCGTCCCTTACAACAGTGACGATGATCATCTAAATCGCAGCAGCAACATCGAGTTTGATGTTGACCTAGATAGCAACCCACGGGAAATTATTCGCCAGTTTAATAAGTTTCTGGCACTCAATGATTTCAACATTACAGTAGTAGAGGATGATTCGTAATGGCAGAGAAGTTTAAATTCAAGAACAAGTGGGATGACGAAGCAAGCGAACAGGAACTACCTGAGATTGTTCCTGCCGTAGTTTTCAAGACTCGTGTCCGTGATGACTCGATTGAAGGTCCAAACCCATTCCGTTGGGAAGATAAGACCACCTATGACTATTTCGCTGGTAAGCGTGTAGTTCTGTTCTCTCTTCCTGGTGCATTCACTCCAACATGTTCTACCATGCAACTTCCTGGTTTCGAACAGAACTATGCTGAATTCAAGGCGCTAGGTATCAAGGATATCTACTGCGTCTCGGTCAACGATTCGTTCGTAATGAATTGCTGGGCAAAGGATCAGAAGATCAAGAAGGTTAAGATGATTCCTGATGGTTCTGCCAACTTCACTGCTGCAATGAGGATGGACGTTTACAAAGACAATCTTGGTTTCGGTCGTCGTTCTTGGCGTTATGCCTGTGTTGTGAACAATGGTCAGATTGAGAAGTGGTTTATTGAAGGTGATGTTGTTGAAGATAACTGCGAGAGCGATCCTTATGGCGTAACTTCTCCGGAAAACATTCTGAATTGGTTGCGTGAAAACTCGTGAGAGTTTTGATTACTGGATGGGAAGGGTTTATCGGGCGGAATGCTTTACGCATTCTGTCCGATGACTTTGAGATGATTCCCTATGAAGGTGACATCCGAGACTTCAAAATTTCAGAATATTATTATGCAGTCCTGCATCTTGCTGCACTCGCTGGTGTTCGCAAGAGTTGGAACAATCCTGACGAATACTGGGACGTAAACGTTACAGGTTCGAAGCGTGTCTTTGATGAATGTAAACGTCTCAATTTACGGTGCGTATATGCATCTTCATCCTCGATCTATGAATGGTGGGCAAACCCATATGCTACTAGTAAGAAAGCAATGGAAGAACTTGCTCCGAATTATTCTGTAGGAATGAGATTCCATACAGTCTATGGACCAGACTCTCGGCCTGACATGTTCTATGATATGATGCTCAACGACAAGGTTGAATATCTGACTGAACATAAGAGAGACTGGACTCATGTTGAAGATGTTATTTCTGCAATCAAAATTATATTGACTGATACGAGAATATCGGGTAAGATGGATATTGGGACAGGTAATCCTGTTTCAGTTATTGATGTTGCTCGCGAATATGGATACCGCGATGTTCCTGTTCGTGAAGTAACTGGTGAGAGATTTGTCACACATGCTGACAATTCTAAATTGAGAGAACTGGGATGGACTCCCAAGTTTGATATTATGAAGGAAGTGAAAAATGAACGCATCAAAAGAAATGTTTCTCTGGGTGGAGAAGTATCGTCCTCGTAAACTGGACGACTGTATTCTACCTGATGATCAACTAAAGACATTCCGCGAGTTCGTTGCGACTGGCGAAATCCCCAACATGCTTCTCTGTGGTTCTGCTGGTGTTGGTAAGACTACCATCGCTCGTGCAATCTGCGAAGAACTTGGTTGTGATTATATTATCATCAACGGTTCAGAAGAATCAGGTATTGATGTTCTCCGCACCAAGATTCGAGAGTTCGCATCCTCTGTTTCATTCAGTGGTAAGACCAAGGTTGTTATCCTAGACGAAGCGGATTATCTAAATCCAAACTCTACTCAACCTGCGTTGCGTGCATTTATCGAAGAGTTTGCTAACAACTGTCGGTTTATCTTCACTTGTAATTTTAAGAACCGAATCATCTCTCCACTTCACAGTCGAACTGCAGTCATTGAGTTTAAGTTGACAAAGGCAGATCGTCCTAAGATGGCAGGTCGTTTCATGAAGCGTCTGTCAGAGATTCTGGTCACAGAAGGTATTCAATACGACGAGAGGGTTATCGCTGAAGTTCTCAAGAAGCATTTCCCTGACTATCGCCGTGTTCTAAATGAACTGCAGCGTTACAGTGTTTCTGGTGCGATTGACGAAGGTATCCTTGTCAACGTTCAAGAAGTCAACATGAAAGAACTGGTTTCTTCTCTAAAGGCAAAGGACTTTAAGAAGATGCGTGGTTGGGTCATTGAGAACATTGACAACGATCCGAATCTTATCTTCCGTAAGATCTATGATACCATTCTTGATGAAGTAAAGTATCCTTCGCAGTTGGTTCTGCTGCTTGCAGATTATCAGTATAAGGCAGCATTCGCTGCTAACCCTGAGATCAATCTGGTCGCATGCCTTGCTGAAATTATGGCAGCGATGGAGTGGAAATGACGTGTGGGAATACAAAGATATTACCACGATGCATGTGGAATTATCTAGTCTCTGCAATGCAGCCTGTGGTTCTTGTAAACGATTCGTCTCTCATGGTAGCAGACAGATTGTCCCTGAGTTAAAGCAAACTTATATCTCATTTGATAGTTTCAAGCAATTCTTTCCTGAAGAATTTTGTAAGAATATCAAGACGTGGATCTTTTGTGGTAGTTACGGGGATCCCATTACCAACCCTGATCTGCTTGAAATCCTAGAGTATATCATATCCAATAATGATACTGCTGGCATTCGTTTGAATACTAATGCTGGTATTAGAGATACCAATTTTTGGAATTCGCTCGGAACATTGTTCTCCCAGCAACTAAATAGAGCAGTTATATTTTCTGTTGATGGCCTGGAAGATACCAATCATCTTTATCGACGTAACGTAAAGTGGAAAAATGTTATGAACGCTATGGAAACATACTGTTCTACGGGCGCTACATCAGAGTGGGATTTCTTGGTGTTTAAACACAATGAACATCAACTGGATGAGGTTAAGGAACTGGCAGAACAACTCGGTATAACTAGACTACATTTCAAAACTCCTATGGGATTTAGTATGCGGCAACCTATGCGTATGCTAGACAAGAATGGAAACGTAGAATATCTCATTAGACAATCAGACGAGTATAAATTCAATGCCCATTGAGTGTTTTTCATATCGCGATTCTGGGTTGGAAATATACGTTGATGCCTCGGGTAAAGTATGGCCATGTTGCTTCATTGGTTCTGATGTTCACCATAAAACGTATAACATAGAAAACAATAACTTATACGAAAGAAGTTTGTTTGATATACTTGCTGATGAACCGTTTAAAGAATATCCCTCTGAAACTGAATTTATGTGCAATATTGCTTGTTCAAAACGAGCTCCGCTGATGGATAAAATTTATGACAAAACAAAGTGATGTGCTCGAAGGACTTGGTGATCCAAAGGTAGAATATCGAGCAGAAGATTATATTGAAAAGAAGAAAGGTATCTCGCCTTTCGATTTCATCAAAGATGTCAACTATGAAAAGAAGAATCTAATAGTCGACGAGTGGTCCGAGAAGCAATACAATCCTTGGATCATCAATCGTGGTTTGACATTTAGTATTGACACTGTCCACCCTGCAAATGAAATGAACTGTCGCCCCCACCTGGACAAAGCGTTACAAAACATGTATCTTATAAATACAATACGTGCAAAGAAAAGATTTGATAAATGGATCAAAATCGAAGACGATGCCGAGGTGGAGATGATAAAAGAGTATTATGGTT